TCTAAAAGTTCAGAAGCATCATAAAATAAATTAGGATCAGTATCTCCTGGTGCAGTTTCAAAAACAAAAACTCCACCTGCTCGAGTTACCTCAATCTCTAAACGAGCTCTACCAGGGAACCATCCCGAATCACTATAACCCGCTTCGAAACATTCAGTTATTGCTCCTTGCCATACAAAAAATTGACCACCCGCTGCATTTTGTCTTATACATGCCTTTACATTAAACTCACTCGTACCTCCACAAGCTGCACTTGCACTGGTATATAAAGTACTATCAAATGATAAGCTCATTCCATTTATCCCTGAAGTTCCAGCACTATTAGTGTTCATTTTACTTGCTAAATCATCTCCTACTGCCCACTGATGGAAAGTGTTATAATCTTGAGATACTGTAAATGTTCTGTCGTAGTTTATATTTCTTTTACAATTAGTACCCCCTCTATATGCTGCAGCTTTTATTCTAATAGAAGAACCAGCAGGAAGAGTATAAGGATTACCATTAGAATCATTTAAATTGTAATTACTAATACACGAATTACTTATGCCATTATCAGATTCATTTTTTACACTTGTTTGACCTCTAAAATAAGTAGCGTTCTCTATACTTTCTGTAGTCCATCCTGAAGGTTTTAGTAACATATATAGCCCTGGTAAAGATGTTGATGTAATACCCTTACCTGAAAAAGACTGTATAGCTAATACCACTGACTTAGGTGCTCCTAAAACAGCACCTTGAGTATCTTGTTTTACTATTAACTCATCTCCTACTTTTAATACATTTTGATTCTGTCCATCTAACTTAAACCACACTTGACTTGGATCTTCCACATCAGCTACTGGTAATCCTGCACCTGTAGCTTCCGCAGTTCCATCTTGGATATAAAACAAATTAGAGAAAATAGTTTCATAACCCCCTTGACTTGGCTTTACCACAAACTTATATTTCTTAGCCCAGTAAGGAGGAAGGCTTGATAAGGTTACTCTTATTTGATTTTTTGTAATACAAGAAGATGGTTCAAAGTACACAGTACAATCTTGACTTGTGAGAACTGTAGACGCTCTACCTTCTCCATCCATATATACAATTCCTACTTCATAATCTCTATTAGAATGTAAGCTGGCTGCATCCGCATCTTTTAAAAATGTTGCTGTAGAAGCAAAACCTAAAAAGTTATAATATCTAATTGCATAAGAATATACTCCTGATGCTGTTGAGTCTGCTTGATAATACTGAATACATGGAGCTTGAAGAGAAAAAGTGTTACCTGAAACGCTGTATGCAAACCCATCATTTAAACAAACAGGGGTTGTACCTGGCCCTCCACTTACTATTGTATAATCTACACCACTTGTTGATAGAGTAGCCGCCCCTCCAGTTGCATCTGTTATTAATATAAAATCTTGTCCTGCTGCAATTGCTTGAACATTAACAGTTGCTGTCAATCCTGTTAAAGTGTCTATTACAATCTCTGTACCACTCACTCCTAACCCTGGTATTGTACTAAAATCAAATCCAACTTGCGTTAGTTGATTAGCCGCACAAGCAGTGGTAGCGGGATCACAGGCAGTAGTTCCACTTGCTATAGGCACTGAAGAACAAGGTGATGGAAAAGGATTGGTGTCTAATGTTCCAAGATTACAAAGTGTAGCTGGAGCGTTAGGGATACCACCTATACCTCCACTTACCATTACAAGCCCTGTAGTTGATATAGGGTTCTCAGAAGAAGCGTAAAATTTATCACTTAATGTTCCTCCTGTTGAACTGTCAGCACAAGGATATAAGGGCTTTACAACATTATTACCTGTATAACCTTGAGCAAGACTTCCTCCTACTCTATCTTTAAACTCTTGAGAATTTAACATTGTATTTACATCTGCATAACCACCCGCAGGAACTGTAAAATTCATAGGAATAATAAAAGGAGAACTTTGTAAGGCTGGAGTCCCAGGACAAAAACCTCCAGTCCCATTTGTACATACTGTAGCAGTAGTTTGTTGTAAAGAAAATCCAAAATTTATAATGGTATCTTGTTCAATAGGACCACCCCCCGCAGGATTAATATCTGATAAATCAAAAGTTATAACTGAATCAGGCTCATTATGAACACCGTCAAAATTATACACCCCATTAGAAGTAACAGGGTCTGGTAAATCTACACCTGCTATCTCTCCGCTTGTTGGAGTTACATTATAAGAAATAGGAATCTTTCCCCCACCTTCAGTATATCTAATATCGTATCCATCAACATAATTACCATACATTAAACGATTACCTTGTATAGTTTGTGCTTTAGCAGTACGAGGAACATTGTCGTATAATCTTAATAACTCATCAGAACCTAATGTAGTATAAATCTCACTATTACCAAACTGAACTGTTTGAAATTCATTATCCCCCCATGTTAAATCTGCTTTATTATATCTCTTAATTACATATATAACATTAGATGTGCTTTGTTTATATAATAAATCTATTTCCTTTACTCTTTTACTTCCCGTAGAAAACCAAACATCAGCACCATTAAATCTGTTTGTCATTCCTTCATTCCAATAGTTTTGAATACTTAAACTAAAAGGAGAAGGCTGAAAGGATGGGTTAGAAAATAAAGAAGTAGCACTGTATTGTCCATCCTGATATCTATATCTATAACCAAAAGATAGAAAACGAGTTTCCATATAATTTTCCTGGCCTATAATAACTTTAGGCTTTACATATGGAGCTCCCAAAGGAGCTACCTGACCTGCAGTAGGATCAAAATCCTCATAACCTGGAGGTTTAACAATAACACTTACATCCTCCTCTTCTAACACATTATCCACAGCACCAGGCCCTGGATACGCATAATCTGATTTTATATTTACAACTCTTGGAGGGTTTAAATCATCAGTAAAAAATAATAAATTTTCAATCTTATCTACTCCTGTTATTAAATACTTAAAGTCAAAATTTAAAACCGAGGTACTAACTACATGATAAATTAAAGCTCCTAAATTAGTATTATAGGAAACAATTAAATCTACAACCCCTGTAGTTACTGAGTTTGGATTATTTTCATTATGAACAAACCAATAAAGAGTTTCATTTATACCATCCTCATATACACCAATAGTTCTTATATCCCCCGATAAAGGAACTCCATTAAATTCTAATTGAGTTAAAACAGTATTACCTAAAGAATTTTCTACCGCTCCAATCTCAGTGTTTTCAGTAGATCCTAAACGCACATTTAAAGCATCAATATACTCTCCTGGTGGAATAAGCCTTTCATCTACAGACTTATTCATTTTACCCGCTATAAAATTTGTTGAAGTTAAAGGCATATTATTTTATCCATTTATCCTGACCTCTTAAGTTTTGTAAGAGTCTGCCAGGGTGTATATTACTTAATCTTAGTTTAGCATTACGGAGTAAAGAAGATTTATCTTTTCTTGCTCTATTAACTAAATATTCCTGCGCTCCATGTCGGCCATTCAAAATAGCATACTTTATATAAGCATATATAAAGTCTTCAAATAATTTATTTACACTAACGCTGGAGTCATCACCATTTTCCATTCCATCTGAAACATACTCTAAAACCACTAACTTTCCAGCCATTCCTGAATTAAAGTTTATTACACCACCTTTTCTGTTTATACTAAAGGTAGGATTTACATTTGCTGTTTCTGTATTTAAACCAAATCTTGCACCTACTTGATAATCAAAGTACCAAGCACCATCTATTAAATATCCTTGCTGTCCACTATAAGGCCCGTCCCCAAGATACATTGTTTTTTGCTGACTATCTAATCTTTGTTTATCCCAAAAAGAATTATGAGGTTTTAAAACATTACCATCAATATCAAATAATATTCTACAATCATGATCTTGCAAGTAAGCTCCACTCCAATTAGTCTGTATATTTTCTGTCATAGGATAAAGCATACCATCTTGCTCTAAAGATATTCTTACCCAGTTTACATAATCTTGTGGTAAAACAAATCTAAGTTGATCACAAATTTGTAATTCTAATATTTTAATTTCTTTCATTGCATCGTAATTCAATTCTTGAATTCCTCTCTTTGCATGAAATAAAACTTGATATCTGTTTACATTATTTACTATTTCATTATTACCTTGAAACATTAACATAAAATTATTTACAATATCTTCTAAAGATATGTATTGATAAGATCCCCAGTTTGCATCTGTAGGTACATTCTGACTATTCTCGTAATATTGATAATCTGTTATATATGCCATAATTAACTACTTTCTTGTATTTCGTTACCTTCTTCTGTTTTACCAAAGTTATAAACCTCTGCTTCTCTAATTTCTATTCCTACATACTGACAAATCTTTGCTATTAAGGTTGGCTCATCAGAATCAGGTAATTCAAATTCTTGAAAGTCTGGTTGAGTAGGATCAAATTGAGGTTCTCCTAATCCTATATTTAAGAAAGTCCATCTTGGCGCTAACGGATACCTTATATACTGAGTCTGTATAGCACCTGGTTGCAATATAGTAGTAGGGTATACTGTTATGTTATTGTTCTCTAAAGTGTACGCAGGGTATGTTTGATTTGGAGCAGTTAGCATAGAGTTGGTTAAGTAAAATATTTTATTTTGACTTACCCTTTCTACTTCTCTAATTTTTGTGTTAGAATATATAACATAGCTATTACCTATAACTGTAAATATATCTGCACTTAATGTTATAGTCGTAGTATTTACTACTCCAGTAACATATGCTTGTTGAAATGTCGTTGTATTTACAATTAAACTTCCTATAGCTGGAGTAGGAGAGCTTGTAGGTATAGTAGTCCATCCAACTGCAGCTGCATCTATTAACTGATTTGGTGCTGTAGCAGTAGCAGTTCCTGTAAATAAAGGAGTACTATAATAAAATATTTTATTAATTAAATAATAATCTAATGGTAAAGAATAAACATTAGCATTTACTTGAGGTAAAAATACAGTATTAGAAAAACTATCCATCACCTCTACTAAGCCTTTAGTTATATCAGCATAACCTGTGCCTGATGCTCTTGCGTTCTGTCTTTGAATCCAATTATTATAGGAATAAAAGTAATCCTCAAACATATCCAACTGTGCTTGCTTAGCATATAAATTAAAATCTTGCGGAGTAATATATCCGTAGTTATTTTTATTTGCTATTGCTAATACAGTATTTCGTACTTCATTTATCGATGCCGCCATATTATATAAACATTTTTACAAAGATAATAAAAAAAAAGAGGCTTACATTTTTTGTAAACCTCTCTTTTAAAATGTAAATTAATACTCTATGACCAAGTAAAAGTACCTGCCCACTGAATACCTTGAGTACCGCTTGATACTGTTAAAGGCATGGTTTCAGAATTAGTAGTCCATTTAGACTTCATAACTTCTAACGCTACTTCTTTAAACTTAATAAAGTAAGCATCATCCGTTACAGTGTCTCCCATAGAAATAGCTAACTTATCATTAGTAGATCCTACTTTTTTGTAATGAATAGTAACCTCTCCATTAGAAGCGTTACCTCTAATTTCAGTAGCATTATCTAAACGAACTTTAGTTGCTCCTTGAGAACCTCTATCTGTTAAAATAAAGAAGTCATCACCAGTAAGAATTCCAAAGTTAGTTCCTGATAAAACAATAGTATTATCCTTTATTACTTCAGCTACAGTGTAGTTAAGATTAGTAGTTATATTGCACACTACGTCTCCTGCCATTACGTTTTGCGTAAATTTACCTGTTGCTAATACACACATTCCAATCTGCTTTGCAGGAATAATTGAATAAACAGTACCACTTGCTGATAACCCTCCTGTTCCTGTAGTAGGTACAGCTGCTCCTGAAATACTTAAAACAGTATCGCTATCTACAGCAGTTACTAAAGCCCAAGTTCTTACAGGGTATCCTGCAATACCTGTAGTAATAACAGCATAATCACCTACATCAACTGTAGTTAAAAAGTTTTGACCTGACTGAGTTAGTTTTCCTTCAGTAGCCGCATCGGTTGTACCAGAGTCTGCAGCAGCTGCATTTGTTGCTGTAGAACCTTGATACATTTGTACGGGTAGATTAATATATCTATACATCTTACTTAGGCTACAGCTACTGCTGAAATCGCTTTAGCTGGCACGTATGCAAATGCAACATCCGTCCAAGAAGTTTTTAAAGCTTCTTCCATAGCGTTTTGTACTGAGTCTCTCATCTCTAAGGCAGTGTCTACCGTATCATGAGTCATCGTTACTGTGTTAGCACTATTGTAAGTAATAGTAGTTTTGGTTGTTGCGTTTGCTCCTGCTGGATCTCCAACAGTTACCGCAATTACATCAGCACAGCTGATAAGCATTGGTGTTTCTCCCGTTACAGGAGTGTCTAAAAATTTGTCCATAATTAATAATTTTAATGGGTTAATAAAGCGCAAAGATAAGAAAAAAAAAAGCACCTTATTAAGGCGCTCTTTCTGTTGTATGATTAGAAATTATTTATTTTTCTTTAACATATTATTAAGTAACTTATATGTCTCTACTCCCTCATCAGTTTGTAAGTAAGAGCCTACTATATCGTTAGCATCTTCTCCATAAGGAACAGTTAACATTTTACTTTTATTTTTAGCAAGATTAAAATAAACATCTCTTCCATTATTTCTTAATCCTAATAAGTTAGCACTGAAGAACTTAACTACATCATCTGCAATTTGTAATGCTGGATCATTAAGAATGTCAATAAAGTCTTCTGGATGATTTCTTGAGAATACCAGAATATCTCTTTTTAATTCAGCAGTGCTTAATTTATCTGCACCTCCTCCTAATAGAACTCTACCAACTGTTTCAAGCATAGCTACATCTAAGTCTCTTGCTAAAAGTTGAGCGTCTAAGATTAATTCTTCGATTTCTAATTCTTCAGCTGCATCCTTAGCATCATCTATTTGCTCATATATCATCCCATTACCAGGATGTAAAGATAAAAATTGTTGTAGAACTTGATTAGTTCTATCTACAGTTAAAAATCCATCTTCAAAAACAATAGGTTCCATAATAGCATTACCATCTTGCTCTTCTTCAAAAGGTGTCTTTTGGTTTCTTGCATAACGAAGTGGTTTATTAATACCTGTTTCTTCATCAAAATAAAGTAATGGGGATCTTTTGTTGTGGTGAGAGTTTAACATAAAGCACAATGGTGCTACGTCTCTCTTTAATCTGTACTGTTTTGTAACTGGTGTTGTTTTCTTTTCATTTTAT